TAGATTTCTATCATATGCTGGTTGTATTTTATTTTGTAGATAGTAAACTAATTGTTTTTTAACTAAATACCATTCATATTCTGTTTCAGGATATGGTATATCATAATATCTAATATATTTTCTTAGTTTATTTTTTGTTTTATCCTGAAGTTTTTTAAACTTATGTATTTCAGGTACTTCAATGTATTCACTATTTATATACTGATAATTTCCACCTGGTAAGCTATGGTATCTATTTATTTGTTTAGTTAATTCTTCATATTCAGGTGTGAAGTGTGCTTGGCAGTTACTTCTTTTTCTATAGAATACTGTTATACCATTCTTAAATGCAAACCTAACTGCTTTTTTAACTAAACTGTTATCAGTAGTTTCTGGGTCATCATATATTATAATATATTTACTATTATATAGTATAGCCCAGAAAGCTTTAATATATTTTTCATATGGTACTCCACTTAATGCACTGTAAAGGTTTATTACTGAACAACCTGCTTTCTTTTGTGATATTATATATTTACTAGGTGGGAACAATGCTGTTAAATCTTTTGTATTTACTTCATAATTTGATAAATTAATTTTCATTTTTATATACTCCTTTCATTATTTATATATTTATATATTATGTGAAACCTTAGGTCACAAGGTGCCGAAGGTTTCATTTAAGTACTCAATAGCTTCATATTCTGAGATAAAAGCTATATTAAGATTTCTGATATACCAGTATCCAGTTCTTGGATTATAGAATATATTATTCATAATTACCTCCTTTATTTATTAATATTCAATTTTCAATGTGCTGAAATTTACATAACAAATTTATCTCATATTTTCAAGGTCAATTTTGCCTTTGCAAAATTGTTCATTTTAGCCTTGAAAATGTGAAGGAAATTTGGTAAATTTCTTTAGCACATTGAATATTGATGTCACAAATTTTTGACACTCTTACTTTTTATTTTTATATTATAAATATTATAATATATCAAATATAATATAATATAATATAATATAATATATATAATGACATTTTGTCAAAAAAGTGTGATTTTTGTCACTGGACATATTATATTATATTACGTTTGATATATTATAAAAATTAAAAAAAAATTTAGTGAGAAAAACCCAAAAATAGCGATGACAAAATGACAAAAATAACTGACGCCAATTCGTTGTCTTAAAATGGTAAAAATTATAAAGAATTAATATTGAATTGACATACATAATAGTGACAAACAAATTTGTTTACATCGAAAGTGGTTTAACGACAGCATCTCTTTTAGGTATATTACATAGGGGGTGGGTTTAAAATTTGTATATTTCCCTATAGTATAATATATACCTATATATATATTTTATTTTGTTTCTTCTAATAACAAACCAACACAACCACCAAAAAATAAAATTGCATCATCACAAAACTCCATTAAAATTGCATCATAGAAATCACAAAATTCTCTTGACAATAATTGCATCGTTTCATATAATAACAACAAAGGAGGTAGGCTATGCCATTTAAAACAGAAACAAACCCAAAAGTAAAACTAACTAGAACCCAAGTAAATATAATCAAAGAACAACTACACAAAGGTGTTTCAGTAAAAGATCTAGCAAAAGAGTACAATGTTTCACCATCTGCGATATCGAGAATCAAAAGAAATAAAACATGGAGGTAAAAATGAAAATAAATATTAATTTAAATGAAGAAACAAATGAAGTAGAGGTTAAAACAGATAAACCTATAAATATTCAAGAACTAATGACTATCTTTTTTACAATGCAACTTGAAGCTATGAATAATGTAAAACGTAAAGCTCAAGATGATCCAAGCTTATCAGAACAACAAAAACAAGAAATAATAGAAAGTCTTTATGATAACTATAATGCTGGAGCCTCAAACGTTCTTTACCTGTTTGCACCAGATGAAGAGTTACATCCAGACTTAACAGTAGAAGCAATGAAGGAAGCAGAAGACAGATATATGTATAATAAACTAAATAGAGAATCAAGACGTGAAGTAGATAAAAAGACACACGGAGAAACTAAGGTTTTACGTTTCAGACCTAAAGGAGAATAAAAATGAAAGACTTTTCTAAATGTCCTAGGTGTGGCTCTCCAACTAAACCATCCATATCATGGGCGGGAACTCCCTCAGAATTTTGGAGAGAATGTACGAATCCTGGGTGTAACACTTACATAAATACATATATCCCACAGGAACACCAGATAGCTTTCCATACAGATGACCACTTATTCACAGGGAACTTTGGAGGATATGGTTCAGGAAAAACACTAACTTCTAGAGAAGAACTATATAAACATATCTTCTTAACTCCCTCAGGTAACAGCCTGGTCGGAGCAAACGTTTCCAGCCAATACGAGCAAACAATCAAAAGAGATATAGAGTACGACATACCTAAAGCGTTTATTCAGAGTTCTTCAACAATGAAAAGCTACTACGACTTCCAGAATGGTCACCGTTTACTATTTAGACCTTTTGATGATGTAGATAAGTTGCGTTCTTATAACTTAACTATGTTTGTAATAGTTGAAGCCTCAGAATGTAAAAAAGAAGTTTATACACAGCTAAAGACTCGTTTACGTAATACTGCAGCAGGAACTCAGAAAAAAGATGAACACGGAGATCCAGTTTTCAAATTTAAAGGTAACCAAGCGATCCCTGTAATGGAAGCAGACTGGCGTAGAGGTATAATAGAATCAAACCCTGACTCAGGATGGATAAGAACTGAGGTAGTTCTAAGGTCAGGAACACTTCAAAAACATGGAGAGGTACTAGATGATTTTGCAATACCTGATGAAGATAAAGACCCGTTTATCTCAACACATATAACAACCTCAGCAGTAAACGCATACTTACCTGATAACTTCATAGAACAAAACTCACAAGGTAAAACTAAATGGTGGATACAAAAATATCTTTTTGGGTCTTTCCAATATGCAGCAGGGCTTGTTTATCCTAACGCTTTACAATACCTTTGTGACGACTTTGAGATACCTAAACATTGGAAACGTATAATAGCATACGATTATGGACTTTCAGATGATTCAGTATTTTTACTTGGAGCTATTGACGAAGAAAAAGGTTTAGTGTATATTTATGATGAGATAGTTACTAATGATAAAAATATAGCTGAACTTGCTAAATTATATTTTGAAGCTATAGAAGATATACCTTCAGGAGGAATGGTTTGTCCACCTATAATAGACCCTAAATCAGGATCTAAAAGAGACTACGATAAAAAGACTTTAGCAGATCATTTCTTAGATTATAATATCTATTTTAAACCTGGAGCTATAAATAAAGACGCAAGAGTTTACAGAACCAACACTTACATAGAGCTAGGATACTTACGTATAATGAAGAAATGTAAGTACCTAATTAATCAGTTAAGAGAGTATAAGTTTAAGACTGATGGTTCTGATGAACTAACATTTACCGATAAGCCAGTGGATAAAGATGACCACGCAATAGTTTGTTTAGAGTGGATTTTAATGGAACTACCAGCAGATCCAAGGAACTTACTATTCGGAATCTATAATAAAAAAGGTGTAGATTTAACAACCACAGAACAAGAAAAGAAAGATAAAGAATACGCAGAGTGGATGTTTGCAGATGAGCATGAAAATGTATTTGATTCTTTTGATTCACCAATATATGATTAGGAGGATACTATGAGATTTGAAAAATTAGTAGAAGAGGCTATAATGCCACAAAGAGCAACAGCTCAATCAGCAGGATATGACTTAGCAACACCTGCACAAGTTTTTGTACCTGCACATGGAAGAATTTTAGTTAAGACACATATCACAGCTATGATGATGCCTGATGAGTACTTAGCTATAGTACCAAGATCAGGATTAGCACTTAAAAAAGGAATTACAGTTTTAAATACACCAGGAACTATAGATGCAGATTACTTCCCAGGAGATATTGGAGTTATACTATACAATACAACAGACGAAGAAGTGGTATTAGAAAAAGGTGAAAGAATAGCTCAAGCTATTGTTCATAAATATGGATTAGTAGATGATGATACACCAAAAGATACAAAACGTACAGGTGGTTTCGGATCTACGGGAAGGAGTTAAGATGTACGGATTACTATCAGTATTAGCTATTTGTATAGCACTTCTATTTGCAATTAATTCTTTACAAAACAAACCTATAACTTTCATTATTCATAAAAAGTTTGAAAATGTTGCACAACCAGCTAAACCATTGACTGAAGAAGAAAAACAATTTCTAGAAGAACAAAAACAAACTATAGATGGAATGAATGAAGTTATTAGAATTACACAAGAGTTTTTGGGAGGTGACGTAGAAGATGCCGATGCAAAACGCTAAACAAAACAATGCAGATTTAATGCCTAAAGGAAATGATAAAGCAGGGGTTAATGATGCAAAACAAAGAAAAGAACAAGATAAATGTCCTATTAAACTAGAATGTCTTCAGGAATATTGGGATTTAATGAAACAACATTATTCTAGAGATCATAAGAAAATGAGGATGTTAGAACAAGTAGACTCTTCAGACTTATGGAAATCTATGAGAGCTAAGTTCCCACCTTATCAAATTTTACCTGATACAAACTTTGTAAGCTATGTTAAAAACAATTTAGTAGCTTCTTTGTATACAGTAATGAAGTCAGCACAAATATTACCTACATCTGAAGATGACAAACAAATATGCACAGAACTTAATATAGCTTTGGAAAGAATCTGGAGTTTAGGTAACTTTGGACAATTCCAATTTCAAGCAGGTTCTAATGCAGCGTTGTTTAATGTAGGGTATACTCAAGTAGGTTGGGATGAAAGCCTAACTGCTGGTTCAGGAAATAATACTTATAAAGGAAATGTAGTTTTAAAAAATATAAATCCTATTAAGTTTATGAGAGATCCATTTTCTATAAACCTTGATACTGCAGGATATTGCTGTACTTATGATAAATATCATAAATCCGTGTTTGAGGAAAATCCAAACTATAAAGAACAATTTAGGTGGTATTTACAAAAGATGAAACAAGTAGATGAAGCGGTCCCAATCCCACAATTGCCAGGATCTAATAAAACCCCAGATAAAGATTATTTTACTCTTATAATTTTCTGGGTAAAAGAAAATAAAAAGTTATACGAAATACATGTAATTAATAATGACACTATACTTTATTGGAAAGAAGTTAAACCAGGAATCTTCCCTATAGCAGAACTATATTGTGAAGATCCAGGTGAAAAATTAGTAGGTGTTAGTCCTTGTGCTAAGATCTTTGCTAATAACACAGCATTTAATATAATGCAAAGTTTAGCTTTAACAGCAGAGTTTAGAAACCAAAGACCACCTAAGTTTGTTTCAAATCAAGCAGGTTTAAATATCAGAGCATTTTCTCAATATGGAGATGATCCTGATAAAACATTCGTAGTTAATGGAGATGCTTCTAAAGCAGTACATTATCATGAGTATCCACAAATCTCAAATGCTATGCCAGGTAACTTACAAAACCTTCTTGAAGGAATTCAATTAGTTTCAGGTGTAGACCAAAGATATACAGGTAGAGATACAGGAAGTATTATTACTACTGGTGGAACCGAAGAAATGTTAAATCGTGTAACAATGATTGACACTCCAAAAATTATGAACTATGAGAACTATACAAAGAAACTTACGAAGCTAGTTCTATTAAATTTATTAGAATATGCTCCTAAGAGAAAATATTTAAGAAAGAAACCAGGTACAGCTAACACATATGAATCTGTAGAAGTGGACTTCCCTAAAGTTCCAGCTACTACATTATTCGATTATGAAATAATGATTAGTTCAGAATTACCAAAGAATAAACAAAGAATAGCTGAAGCAGCTAACTACTTAATGGAAAAACAAATGCAATATAACCAAGCACAACAAGGTATTCAGTTAATTACTGAAGAAGAATGGTTACAAATGCAAGACCTTCCATTTAAAGAACAAATGCTAGAGCGTATGGGATTACAAAGACTTGATAATGCAGTACAAGATGTATCTCAAGTTCTATTCCAATATGCAGACTTAGTAAGCAAAGGTGTACAACCTGAAGATGCCATGATGGCTACAGCTCAAACTCTAGATCAAACTAGACGTGGACAAGCTCCAGAGCCAGGAGTACAAGATATTGTTCCAGGTGCTCAAGTAGCTCCAGAAGGTGCTCCTTTACCAAATGTATAAAATAATGATGCAATACCTAAAAATTTTAAAAAAGGTATTGCATTATTTTTAATTATAGAGTATTATAGAATTAATAAAGTAGAATTAGGTGTCCACATCCCTTAAAAAATGTGTGTAATATGTTTCTACGCTCCGTTATTTGGTCGCCTACAAATAATAAAAAGGAGTGATTTAGGTAGTATGAATGATGATGTAATATCTCAAAGTGATTTCTTAAAAGCATTTGGAGTAACTGATCCAGCTAATCAGGATACTCAAGATGGAGGAAATCAAGATCAAGGTAATCAAGACCCTAATGCTGATCAAGGTGCTAACCCAGGCACTGGAGAACAAACTCCAGCTGACAATACGTCAGGTGAAGGAAGTACTCCTAAAGATGGTGATAATTCAGCAAATGAAGGTGGAGATAATCAAGATCCGCAAAACAATGACACAAATAATCAGGTTAGTAAGTCAGCTCAAGCATTTGCAGCTATGCGTGTAGAACTAGCTAATAAAAATAAATTATTAGAAGGAGTTGCTACAGTACTTGGACTAGACCCAAAACAAAAAGATAGTATGGATCAACTACAAACTAAACTAAATGAAGCTCTAGCTAAAAAGCAAGGGCTACCTGTTGAAACTTTAGAACGTCTAAATAGATTAGAAGAACTAGAGCAACAACGAAATATAGAAACAGTTAGAAACAATGCATTTCAGGGATTCCAAAAGGTTAAAACACAATTCAATCTTTCAGATGAAGAATTACAAAGTTTTGCAAATGAACTAGTAGCTGAAGGAAAGAATCCATTTATTAAACCTTTGGATTTAGTAACTGAATATAAATTAAAAAATTTTGATAGACTGTTAGAACAGGCGAAAAATCAAGGGGCTCAAGATGAGATTAATAGAGCTACAAAAGCTAATAATAATGCTTCTACACCAGATAATAAACAAGGTGGAGCAGCTCAAACTGATCACCCTGATAAAATAACGACTGTTAAACAATTGAATGAATGGTTTAATCAACAACAGAGCGGGAAATAGGTCACATAAAATTTTTTAAGGAGATGAATTAAGATGCCAGATTTAAAATTAAATTCAAGAGCAGATATCAACTCTTATGTTGAAATGGCTCAAAACGCAGGTCCTGGAGTTATAAATCCAGAAGTATTCTACAGCAAACAACTATTAGACACAATTAGATATGACGCATCTGATTATGTATATTATAGAATTGCTGACGCTGCTCCAATTCAAGAAAAAGCAGACAAAGTCCAAATAAGAAGATGGGCTCCATTACAAGCTCACACTGAACCATTAGAGGAAGGTATCCCACCTAAATCAGATAAAGGTTCTGTAGAAAAATATGAAATTACTGCATACCAATATGGTAGATACATGGAATTTACAGATAAAGTATCATTCCAAGTAGTAGACCCAGTAATCGCTCATTATACTCATGAATATTCATTAGTAGCTATGGAAACTTTAGATCTTTTAGCTAAAGATACTTTATTATCAATAGCAAACAGCTACTTTGCTGGTGCTGCTGTTAACTTTGAAGCTTTAACAGTAGATAGTAAACCAAGAATGGTTGACTTAAGATTAATTGTACTTTCATTAAAGAAAGCATTAGTTAAACCTAGATCTAATGGTAGAGTCCATGTTATAGCTAGTCCAGAATTCTTCTATGATATGATCTCTGATCCAATCGTAGAAAAATATATGACTATCAATAACACAACAGGAACAATGTATCAAAATAGTATGTTAGTTCCTATGTTCGATATGGAATTCTATGAGAGCTTCTTAACACCTACATCTGGAGAATTTATTAAAGATGGTAAACAATCTTTAAGAGTTTACAGAGTAAATGCTACAACAGGAAGCTATGAATTCAGAACTTTAGATGAAGATACTGTAATCACAGGAACTACAGATAAAGTTTATAGAATTGAATCAGGATATGTTAAGGATGTAAGAACTGGAGACAACGCTTCTTATATTCCAAATCAAAGAATTTGGGACTTAGCTGCTTATAATGCAGCAGAATCAGACACTGCTACTGACGGAGATTGGGTAGAGTTCAAAGCTCAACACATTCTAGTTGTTGGTAAAGACGCTTTAACAAAATCAGGATTAACTGGTGAAGAATCAGCTAAAATGTATGTTAAAGAAAAAGGTAGTGCTGGTGTTCTAGATCCTATTGATCAAAGACAATCTATTGGTTTCAAAATCAACAGTGTTGGATTTGGTTCTACAAGATTGGAAGCTGTTGTAGATTATATTTGCGTACCAAGCCAAGTTAATGCTCTTTAGTAATAAGGAGGTTTGCTAATTATGGCAAATAAAAATAATACAACAACCACTCCAGCAGTGGATATAGAAAAGGTAGAAGAAAATCTTAATCGTGCAGATGTAGCTATGATCAAACAAAATAGAGAAATAGCTCAAGCATCTGCACGAAGAAAAGAACTAATAAAATATTACAAAAGTGAGAAACAAGTAATCACTTATGTCTCACCTATGTACAGACCATACTTTGGAAATGTTATGACAGTTACTATTAACGGTATCAGTATAAGATTCCCAGTGGATGGTTCTAAACAGGAAATACCAGCCACTTTTGCCGATGAAATCGAAAGACGCAGACGCAATATAGACAATATTGAAAGAAAGCAAAAAAAGATGGCTGCTGTCAGAGAAAACGAAGACAAAGGTTCTATTGGTTCATTAAGTCTATTTTAGACTATAAAAGGGCGAGGTTTATCCTCGCTCTATTTTTTATTTAAAGGAGGAATTAAAAATGGCAGTTAATACACAAGTGTCAGGAAATAAACAATTAAATATACAACCTTCTAAAAATCAAGGTACTATAATTAATACACAAGTATCAGGAAATTATAGAGAAGGTGTACATGAATATAAGAAAATTACTGATGTTCAACCTACTCAAGTTAGTGGTGAAAGACATAATACTAACTATATGGGGATCAATGATGAAGGTATGGATATCAGAGCAGCAAAGAAAATTACAGGAAATGAATTAAATGTAGAAACATTTCCTACAGCTCAAAAAGCAAAAGATACATTTATAGAAAATGCAAATGAAGAAATAGCTAGACAAGAAGCTGATAAGAAAAGCAAAGGATTCGCTGATTTAGTTAGCATTGAAATAACAAGTGCTCCAACAAAAGTAAATTATGTTGAAGGACAAGATTTTGATGCAACAGGTATGGTTGTAGTAGCACACTATGATACAGGTTCAGCTAAAGTTATTACAGATTATACTATAACTAATGGTACAAACTTAGAAACAACTGATACATCTGTTACAATTAGCTTCTCTCAAGGTTCAGTAGTTAAAACAGCTACTCAAGCAATTACAGTTATTGCTAAAGCTTTAGAGTCTATAGAAGTAACTACAGACCCAACTAAAGTAGCTTATAATGCTGGTGAATATTTTGATCCAACAGGAATAGAAGTAACAGCAACTTATAATGATGAGTCTACTGAAGATGTTACAGCCAGTGTAACTTATACACCTGATACAGAAACAGCTTTAACAATTGATGATACTTCAGTTACAGTTGCATATGAAGGAAAAACAGATACTGTAGCAATTACAGTTGCAGTAGTATAGGAGGAATAAATTATGACAAAGCAGATGATAACTTATTTATTTAATGAAAAACTAGCTGGAGAACAATTTCGTTATTCAGAAATAGTATCTTTTCTTGATTTAGTTATTGACGAGATTAATGCTGATTTAAGTTCTAAGTTTCCTGCTTTCTCAACATTTGAACCTTCAACTTATCCAGGATATAAAATGGAAGAATACGTTACTGAAGATACTAATGGTAATTTAGTAATAGATGAAAATAAAAGGAGAGAAGTCTATGAAAACTATGACTTCTTTCCTGATAAATATATTCGTTCAGTAGTTATACCTGGAGCAGCTTATAAATGGTTCAGTGTAGATGAAGAAGGTGCTTCAACTGCACCATTATTCCAAGCTGAGTATGAAAAAGCTAGATTTGAAATGGTCCGTGATTATATCGACTATGTACCTTATGAATTTATAAATGATACAATCGGTGGAATCAGGGACCCATTTTATTATGACAAACTTAAAATGGACTCTGAAGCATTTGGAGTATTCTAGAAAGGAGTAACTTATGGCTAACACATCAGAATTTGGTTCAAAGAATAGCTTACAACAATTTAAGAAATTTAATAGACAAAGAAGAGTTTTATATTCTGAAGAGTCATTTGCTTCAGGAATTAAGTTTGCTACGAGTCCTTTAGCACAAGGGCTTGTCAGAAATTTAGTTAACTTCGACTTAAAGGATGATGGTGAATCACTAACTCCAAGACAAGGCTTAAGAACTTATGAAATAAGTCAAGAAGTTTTGCCTACAGAAGTTTATGATGATACACAAGAATATCAAGAAAAACAAATTTATCATGCTTCAGAAAATATTGAAGAAGATGGAAATAAATATAGAAGAGCTTTAATTGGTAATGTTAATGTTACACAACAAAATCAAGATAAAGCAGTAAAAACAGGAAGTTTAGATTTATTAACTATTTATCCACAAGGTTTAGGTGGAAATGTGGAAAACTATACTGAAACAGATGCAATAGAAGTACTTGCACAACATACAGAATCCGATTCAAATTATGAATACTTTTTTAACTCTCCATCTAAAGCTCAAATACATGGTATTGAATTAGAAGATCCAAGTGTACTTGCTACACATATAGGTACAGAACTTGCAGCAGAAGGAACTAAACACTACTATTGTTTCAGAAGAAATAAAACAACTAATGAAGTTAAACCTGTATTTATTACATTCGATGAAACTTTAGGATACTATGTATTTGAAGAATTAACACCTCAAGAAACTACAGCATATAATGCAACTTTATCTATGTATAATATGTTACAAGAAGATCCTTATACATTCACAGATAAAGATAATGCTGCTTCCTTACAGTTTATGGGAGCTTATGTTGTAGGTCCTGATGGTAAAGCAGTTCAAGCTACTTATATAAATACAGAGTATACATTTAGAGTAAACTATGCAGTAAATCGTGGAGGTAAATATAAATTAGTTTGGGAATGGAAAGAGCCTGTAGCATCTAATTGGACAGAGCTAAAAACTGAATATATAGAGTTCCCAACAACAGGAGAGTTACCTAAACTACAAATTACTTGGGTAGCTCCAGTAACAGCTGTAATATTAAGATTACAATGTTTCCCAATAGATACTTCAAGACAACAAGTAACTTTAAAAACATTCTCAACAACAGCTCCATCAGGAAGTGAAGGAGATCATTACTTTAATCCTGATGAACGTAAAATATATGAATATACTCAAGGAGCTTGGGTAAACCCAGTATTTCCACTTACTTCAGTATTATATAAAAGAGAAGATGAAAATAATCAATTATATAGATGGGCAGGAAATGTTATGGTTACTACAGATGAATATGATTATGTAGCATCAAATATGACTTTCCAAAACTTAACATTTGCTCAAATAAATAGAGATACAACTCAAAAAGTAAAATACATGAAATATGATTTATCTACATGTAGAGGAATGTGCACATGGCAACATAGAATTTGTGCTTATGCCCCTGATAAGGGATTGAATATGCTATTCTTATCAGAACCTAATAATCCAGCTTGGTTCCCATTTCCTAGAAATGTATCTTTATTTAATGAGAATATTATACACTGTATCCCATATTTAGATTATTTATTAGTATTCACATCTGAAGCTTTATATCAAATTACTTTAAGTCAAGATGGAGATACATGGACAGAAACATGTTTACAAAGAAATCTAAATATAAATATGTGGGATATTCCATTAATTAAGATTATTAAAAACATGGTGTTCTTTAAATCTAATAACTATTTCTATATGGTAGTACCTAGTGCTACTTCTACTTCAGGATTAACAGTTGCTCCTATATCAGGAAATATTGAACAGTTCTTAGATAATTTTGAAGAAGCTGTAGATGAAACATTAAAAGAAGTATATGACAATAAAACACCATATAAACTTATTAAATATAAAAACCATGTAAATTATAAAAATATTTATAATGTATATACTTTTGAATCTGATAGAGACTTATATATTAATTTGTTTTTAATATATAATATAGAGACAAGATATTGGACAATTTACTGTATTGAAAGTAAATCTATGTTAGACAGTTATTTAATAGATATAGCCGATGTAAATATTTATATGTCTTATACTCCTGTAGTAATTAATAATAATATTTCTCATAGTATTCAATTCTTAAAATATAGTAATTCCAATAATCATGATTTCTATATACATCCTTTTTTAACACCATCAGATGATGTAGAAGGAATTTGTGAAGAAAAACAATTTATTAAAAACTATCAATATTTAGATACAGGATATAGAGAACATGAATCTGACTTTAAAAAACGTTATAGAGAATTACAATTTAAACTTAATAACTTTGCACAAGTAGATTTAACATTCTATACACAATTCTGGGTAGATGGGTATATTAGACAAGATGAATCAAGTTATAAAATAAATCAAGTAGTAGATCCTACAGATCCTCGTTTTGGAGTTATAACATATGATAGAACTTTTGAATACCAACTTAAAACTCCATATCCTTATATATATGATGAGGATTATGATGTAGAAAACAAAGTGTTAAGAAGAACTGCGGGACATCAAGCACCTGGTGCAACAATACTTGGTACAGCCCCATTATTAGAAGATGATCAAGGTAGGTTATACAGACATAACCCTGACGAAAAAACTATTGATAAACTAATGTGGAAACTAGATGTATCTGAATTTCCTGAAACAGTTTATTGGAAAATTAGATTCCCTATATCAGGAAAAGGTTATGTACCTAGACTTAAACTACTTAATACAGATCAAGAAAATTATGAAATATTGAATATAAACTGGGTATTTAGAAGTTTATATGCAAGATAGGAGGTAAACTATGATAGTAGATTTAGACAGCTATATATTTAAAATAATTGAATATGATCCAACAGAAAATCCTAGAGGTGTTGTTACTGCAGATGAATGGAACACAATTATGAATCTTTTAAAAGAAGCTTCAAATTATTCAAGTAAATCATTACAAGAAATAATATCAGATCTATATACAGCACATGAGCTTTCTAGTACAGAATTAGGAAATGATGGTTCAAGACTGATTGGTGTAGATATCATCCCAGGTATTACAGGCACAAATGTTAATGAAGTTTTAAGAAATTTAAAAGAACAATTAGATGGTGTTATATTAGGTTCTATCCCAGATGGTTCTATTACTTCAGAAAAATTAGCACCTAACTTAAATTTTACAGGAAGTACATTAACATTTAATACTTATAATATTTTAACTGAAAATGATATTACAACTTCATTAGATTCTAGTTCAACAGATGTCCAAGTACCTAGTGCTAAATCAGTTTATGATTTAATAAATACTAAACAAGATATAATTACAATTGGAACAACAGTACCAACAACATCAACACCAGGTAATATATATCTACAATACATTGCATAAGGAGGTAAATTATGGCAGATTTTAGAGGTCCTGTCTCAGTAGATTCAGGTGCAAGAAATGATGGTTGGCATAAAAGCCCCACAATGTATGCAGGTGGTTGGATAAATGCTTGGCGTGATAATTATGGAACAATACATTATCAAGTAAATGCTAGAAGTGCTGTACGTTCAGGAAGTTCTTATGGGTATAATGTTACAGTACAAATACTTTATAGAGGTTATTTAGTTCATGAGTGGATTCCTTCTGGACGTGGTAATTTTAATGAAACTACTGGAGAATTAACATTTACAGATAACAATGATGGTTTCTTCCAAGTTAGATATATCTGTGGACAAACAGGAGGATGTACACAAGGCTATGGAACTGTATATATGGTTGGCACAGATAGTGGTGCTGATGGATTAGTATGGTTACCTAGTTGGTCTGCAACAGCTCCAGGTACTCCAGGAAACCAAAGAGTAAATGGTGGAACTAATATTAATATATATGAAAGAACAGATTTACTTACTCTTACTTGGGATGAACCTTCTGGAGGAACTTATGGAGTTGCAGGATACAGAATTTATTATTCAGTAGGACAAGGATGGCAATACTTAGGTACTACATCAGATAGAGTATTTTATACTAGATTATCTGATTTCTATAATAATTTCCCTCGTGGAGGTACTATAGGATTCCAAATCACAGCTTATAGTAGCGCTGGTGAATCAGGAGTAGCTTCAGGAGCATTTGATAATAATAGAGTTAATTTAGTTTATATGAGTATTGCTGCAAATGCAACAAATGTAGGGCTTACTTCAGCTACAATAAATTGGGCAAGTAATTTAAATATCCAAAAAGTAGAATGGAAGGTATCTACTGAAACAAATTGGAAAGTTGTTTCTTCAGGATTATATACAACTTCAGGAAATTTCCAAGCTACAGGGTTACCTTATAATAAATCTCAAACAATCCAAGTTCGTTTAACAAGTGCTGTAGCTGGTGAAATCACATCTACTTATATTTCATTAACAACTTTAGATATAGCAAGAATCACGAAATGTGATGCAGAATGGTCAGTAGAAGACCCCACAACTTTGACAATAAGTAATCCTGCAAATGTTGCATTACAACTATATTTAAGTTATAATAATATTGAATTAATTAGTAGAAATAATTTAACATTAACAAATGGAACATATACTTTAACTTTGACAGAATCTGAAAAAAATATATTATATACTCAAGCTGCTTCTGATGCTAATCCTTCATTTAAGTTTATACTTAAATCATTTAGTGGTGGAACTAAAATGGGAGAAGACACAAAAAATACAAAAGTAACATTCCCAACAAAAGCTTGGGTTAAAGTTAATAATACTTGGAAAAGAGCTCTTGTATGGACTAAAATAGGAACTACTTGGAAACAATGTATTCCTTGGGTTAAAGTCGGAGCTACTTGGAAAAGAACTTAGGGAGGTGTCTTATGGCAATAAACTTAGATAATACAATACACAAACCAAGAGAAAATACTAACGGAATTATGGATTATATTCTTCGCTTAATTAACGATAAAGCACCTGAGAACCATACTCACGTTATAAAAGATATAACAGATTTTTATAATCATAATCATGATGATAGATATTATCTTCGTGACGAACATGAACTTAATATGTGGTATTCAGGAAATGGTAATCCAGATAATCAAATGGGATGGAATGGTGACTTTTATGTAGACACTCTTAATGCTTATGTATGGAAAAAAGAAAATGATCAATGGATTGCTCAATTTTCTATAAAAGGAGATAAAGGAGACCAGGGACCTATAGGGGTTCCTGGACCTCAAGGACAACCAGGACAACCAGGACCTAAAGGTGATCCAGGTGCAAAAGGAGATCCAGGACAACGTGGTCTTCCTGGAGCTGATGGTGAGTCTGCATATACTGCTGCACGTAGAGGAGGCTTTACAGGAAGTCAACAAGAATTTTATGAAAATCTTGCATCAATAGGAAATATAAATGAAGTATTAGATGAGATTAATGGGGAGGTGGTATAGATGGCAAATACAACTCAAGATAAATTAAATCTATTACAGCGCTCTAAAGTAGACATAAGAAATGCTATTAATAATAAACTACAAGCTCAAAGTGTTGTTATGCCTGAAAATACACCTCTTAGTGATTATGATGTATTTATAAAAATGATACAAGGTGGAGAATTTGTTAGAGTAAACACTATAGCAGATTTAGCTACTATTGATAGTCCTCGTGATGGAGACTTAGCAGTAGTGTATAATAAAACTGAAAATAGTGGATTTGCTGGAGTTTATATTTATCAAAATAGTTATTGGGTTCCAGTACCTAATATCTATACAGCAACGGCTGATAAAATCTTAACAGGAAGTTCTGCTTTAGGAGCTTCAGGAAATATATCAGGAACTATGCCTAATAATGGAGCAATAAATATAACACCTTCTGCACAAGATCAAATTATACCAGCTGGGTACACACCAGGAGGTACAGTATTAGGAGATGTGGATTTAGTAAGTTCAAATATTAAATCAGGTGCAAATATATTTGGAGTTAATGGTAAATCTTCAGTAGTAGACACTGAAGATTCTAATGCAACAGCAGATGATATATTAGCACCTAAAACAGCTTATATTAATGGACAAAAGGTAACTGGTGCGATAAATGAATACTATTCAGCCCCTTATACAGAAAATGTATTAAATACTGGAACAAATAAATTTTGTGATATTTCTAGTGATGGAAAAGTATTTG